CTGGACACGATATTTCGTGGCAAGATACTCTTTATAGAGTTATTCGTGATGGAGACGTCATTCTAGTGTGCTAGTTATCACTACAACCCGGTGGTAGCGATTAAAACAAATTAATAACTAAAAAAATAATTAAAAATGGGAAGAGTATTTTTTAATACAAGAGAAAACATTGACGCAAGTAGTATAACTGATACAACTACTTATGTTATGAAAGAAAGTGATTCAGGTAAAACATTTCTAGTAAGTGGTGGTACACAAGCTGTAACATTACTACCTGCTGCTAGCATGGTAGAAGGTTGGAACTGTAGATTTATAACTACAGCATCTCCATCTGGAGACAAAACTATTGGAGCTGGTTCTGCTGTAATTAGTGGTTCATGTCAAGACGCTGGTAATGGAGTTGGTTGTGGAACTGATGGTACGCCTGTATCTAACATTATTATAGAAGCCGCTTCACAAGCGGGTAACTGGTTGGATATAGTATGTGATGGTTCTGCATATTACTTCAATGCTTCTGCAAGTCAAGATACAGCGTTTACTACGTCGTAAACGACTTAACAGATTAAACCTAAACCATAATCCTTAAACCTTAAACTTAAAAATGAAAACGAATTATTAATCAAAAAAATAAAATTATGCAAAGAAGTGATGAAATTATGTTAATAGCAACTACCGCGGACAACGATGGTATGATGGCTCCATTATCAAGATTGAGATCAATCAATGGTGGTACTGGATCAGTTGTTTTAACTTTTGATGCTGGTGCAAACGTAGATACAGTTACACTAACTTGTGGTGCTGATGAGATGGCCGCTGTAAAAGCTTTATCAAGAGCACTAAATAACGCTTGTAGAAATACACAGTCAAATGTTGTAGTTTTAGCTGATTCAGCTGCTGCAACTGCTACAGTAACAGTTGTAGATGAAATTACTGGATGTAGTACAATAGCTTAATTATTAATATAAAAAATTAAAGAAAATGAAAGAAAAATTTTTATTATTTCAAAATGCGGCGAATGACTGTATGGTATACCCTTTAGCAAAATTAAAATCAATTGAGGCTGCTTCCACAGCGCTTAACTTTACGTTTGACACTATTTCTGGCGAAGACGTATTAAGTGTTACTTGTGCTGCAACTGAACACGCTCAAATGGTATCATTAGCTGAGTTCCTTGGTGGACCAGCACATAGTGATGGAGTTTATGTTATTGCTGATGATGTTAACAGTGTTTACGCTGTTGATGGTATGACAGCGGTTGGTGCTGCTAGTTAATCTTAAATGAGGTTAACCGCGCAAGATTTGCGTGAAATGAATATCCTTAAGTATTACAGGCTCACTAGAAAGTGGGTCTGTAAAACTTAC